GGGTTTTTTTCTTTTTTTGGTGGTTTTATATATCCATGATCTAGACCATATTTTATAAAACCATTTTTAAAGTTATTGTCCATGTTTATTTTCTCGCTTTCTGGGTTGACAATATCAAAATTAAAATATATTGTCAATAGGAAAATAAAGGACAATATATGACAATAGAAGCAATAGAGAAGATAGGCAACGAAGCGCATAAGCGCAACGAAACCGAATTTAAGAAAAATAAAAAGAATATTAATTTTTCTTTAAGGGGTCGCAATAAATACTATTATGCTCATCAATGCGCTGTATTCACTAGAAATGTTCAAGCGTGTGGGTTTGATAATATAACACCAGAAATGATAAAAAAATTCGGTGTTTGTTTTAATCAATATTCAATCAATAATGGGTATAATCAATATTGCCGTGACATGAAGCGTTTTAATAGTAAAGAGGAAATGCTCGGTTTTGTTATTGGTTTTAATGAAGCGTTTAATCAAGTCGGTTAAAAGTTTCATGAGCCGTGTATTATGGTACACGGCTCATCATTTGGGGGTCGTGGGGTTTATTAGAGCGTTTTGCCCCATTTGTTTAGAGTAATAAACGCGCTTAAAGACACTCTAAACCGACCCCCAAATGATTTAGAAATTTTTATTTTTTATTTTATTTTTCAAGGCACAAGCTAGAATTTTCACGTACAAGCGCGCAAGCTAAAAAATTTTATACAAAAACGCGCAAGCGCCATGATTCATGGCTCATGTATCACAAAAAGTTTTACATGAAACACGGCTCACGGCTTTTTGCTGAATAATAACCCATAAGCAACGGCAGGTGAGATAACAGAAATATTAAGAAAATATATATTAATTAATACTTATTTGATTAAATGATAGTAAGATTTTTTAAGGTTATTGATACTCTAAATCGTTATAATTATATTCATATTTACAAGATTTACACTTCCATAAGATTATAAATCTAGGTTTTTTATTTGGGTATTTGAACCAGTTTTTTTTAGGATAAACTTTGGTTGAGGAGCATTTAGGACACTCGATTTTATTTTCAATAGTGCTTATGGGTCGCTGGTCTATATAATATGACATAATAATTTTAATATGGCAGGCAATCTTGGCAATATCTTTTATCTAAATTAGCTCGATAGTCATTAGATATATATTGACCGCAACAACGGCAATTAGAAAAATAATCAGTTTTTTTGCTGTTATCTTTTTTCTTTCTAGGTTTTTTTAATTCTGTTTTTTGTTTAATATTAGATAACATAGTAAATAGCCGCCAATTATTATTGTTAGGTCAAATATCATATTACATACCATCTAAAAAGGGGTCAGGATATTTTTGATTGTTTTTAATATCTTTTTTAGTTTTTTCTATATGCCCCTCTATTATTGTTTTAATTTTAACGTAAGTTGTAAAATCAATATTATTTTTGATAGTGTTAATATCCAGCAACAAGTCTTTTAATGCTGTTAATTTTGCATATCTTGCGCTCGATAGTTGCGCCTCGCTTATATCTTGCGCTGTTTTAAATGCCTCTAAAAATAAATCAGTCATATTATATTATCCTTTCTGATATTTTGGTGTTAAATTTTCTATTTCACTCAATAAAAAATTTTCTTGTATTTTTTCATTATAACTAGGGTCGAGAGTATGGTTTCCGCACTCATAACATAAACTCTCATCTGTAGGGTATTCTTTTTGTAACCATTCAACCTTTGATTGAACTTCTGAAAGTTTTTCTTCTAGGTATTCAATTATTATTTTATCTTTATCCATACTGTTAATTTATATCTTTATATAAGGGACAATAAACCATTGTCCCTTATATTGTCAAGTATTAATTTTCTATTCTTTTTATAGTATTTGGGTTAAGCGCAATTGCTAACATAGAAGAACCATTTTTTAACGCCTCGTTCAAATCAACCGCTTTAGCCGTTAAATTAGGATAGCTTAAAGTCAATAATAGATTTTTAACTTTACCGTCTATAGCGTCCAATTCTTTACCCTCGACAGTTGTTTTTCTAAATTGCTTTGTAAGTTCCTCGCGACAAATACGCGTTAATTTTTGGTTGAAGTCATCAAAATCATTATCGTAATTAGACCAATACTCGTCCCAGCCGTTAATTTTAGACTGGCGCTCGCATATTGTTTCAACCTTTTTAGCTTGCGATTTAACCGCGTCTTTTAGAGCTTGTTTTTTATTTTCTATTGACCGCTCAAAATCGTTAAGCGCCTTTGTCGCTTTTTTTAAAGCTTCCAAATCTTTTTTGACTTTAGTATCTTTTAAAAATAATTGATATTTTTTGTCAAAAACTTCATCGACTTTATTATCAAGCGCTCTATTTAATTCACGCTTTTTTTCTGCGGTTTCATCTTTTATTATTTTTTCATATACTTTTATTTTCTTATCCGAAAAAATAACTTGTTTATGTGTATCGTCTTTTTTCATTTGTCCTCCATTTATTTATTAATATCCTTTATTATCCTATTGACAATTGGAAGTCAATACCCTATATAAGATATTGACAATTAATTGTTAAATTTATTGTCCTTAAAAGACTCCGTTTATGTCATTAAATACGCGCGAGATAAAACGGAGTTTTAAAGAATATGAAAGTATAAAATATGACTGTTGATGAACTAAAAAAATTATGGGCTGATTTTTATGGCGAGAATATGGCTGTTGAATATCCAGCTTTTTATAAAAAAATTAAAAAACTAGAAAAACAAAAAATAAAAGAAAATGAAATTCTTAACGGCCATTTAGAAAAAAAGTATGAAATATAAATATAAAAAACAAAAAAAATTATTGGGTAGTTCAACCTTTAAAATGTCTAAATCAAGTAAGTATAAATATTTAAGTGAAATATTACATTTAGCGCCATCCGATATAGGCGGTGTCAATATATGCCCCAGTTCTAGTCCAAAATGTGTAGATTTATGCTTAAACACAAGCGGTCGCGGGCAGATGACAAGCGTGCAAAAATCGAGATTAAACAAAAAATATTATTTTTTAGCTGAAAGACAAAAATTTTTAAAACATTTAGACCGCGAGATAAAACTCTCAAGCGAGCGCGCAAAAAGAAAAAAATTAAAATATACTGTAAGATTAAATGGAACGTCCGATTTACCTTTTGAAAGATACAAGCTAGAAAATGGTAAAAACTTAATGGATAACAACCCTAACGTGCAATTTATAGATTATACAAAAATTAAAAATAGATTATTTCAAAAACTTCCTAAAAATTACAGCTTAACTTACTCACAAGCGGAAAATAATTTAGAGGACGTTAAGCAAGTATTAAAAACAAAATACAATATTGCAACGGTATTTAGAAAAAAACTACCTAAAAAATGGCTTGGACGTAAAGTCATAAACGGTGATAAACATGATTTAAGACATTTAGACCCAAAAAAAGTTGTCGTTGGCTTAATTGCTAAAGGTCGAGCTAAAAAAGATTTTAACGGATTTGTACAAGATGTATAATTTTGTATGGATATATGGCGGGTTGATCTGTGTACATACTATGGTTGATCGCAGTACATACTCGCTATATTTTAAGGGGTAGTCTCGAGACAAAAGTTCAGCAACGCTACCCCTTTAAAACTAACAAGCGACAAGCGCAAGCGACAAGCGCAAGCGACAAGCGAGAAAGAAAAATATGAAAAAATATACTTTTATTGTAGCAATGGATGTTGAATATAATTTTTATTCAAAAGACATTAAGACAGCAATAGATACACTTTTAAGAAATCATAATGAAACTATTAAAGGTGAAATCTGGAATGATATACATAGAATAACTGGAACAGAGGGTTATAGTGGTTCTACAATTATTGAAACAGATATTGATAAAAAAGAAAAAACATATCATTTAATAAATAACAAACCAAAATTATTAAAACAACAAGCGAGAGAGCAGAAAGGATAATATGAAACTACCAAAACATTATTTTTGTTTAAACGATATGACACCACAACATGAGGTTGAAGAGTGTATAATGCAAGAGTGTGAGAGCGCAGGCTTGGAAATAACAGAAGATGAAGACCTTGCAGAAGAGCGAGGGTATGACCGAGCATTTGAAGTTGTTA